TGCGCGCCTGGAGTGTCCGCCAGCAAATCGTTGATGCGCTGGAACAAAGCCTTCTTGAACGCCATGCCTGCGGTGAATGAACTCATGCAAACCCTCCAATCTGCTCATGCGGTGTGCACAGTTCCACAACACGACGGGGAACAGCGAAACCTGACGGAGTGAATACCTCGTCCGTTGCGTCTTGCCGGATCCCGGATCCGCCGGCGCCCTGCTTGCCGATCTGCACCCAATGGCGCACCAGCTCACGGGCTGCCAGCCGGATATTCGGAGGAACACTGTCTCCACCGATCTGAACGATGACGGTCAGTGTTCCGGCCGGGAAGGTCGAGAGTTGTTGGCGGGTGCCGGCGTACAGGATGCCGTGCTCGACGTACCAGTTATCGAACTGAACCCCGTCGATGCTGACCAGAGTCACGCTCTTCGCAGCCCAGTTCAAAAGGATCGAGCTTCCACCGCCGGCGGCTGACATCGTGATTGTTGAAAGCAAGATCGGGCCAGTGATGTCTTCGATAACCGGAGTAGCCGCCGCTATGTAGAGGCGAAGATCATCAATGTACGCACTGTTAGCCCGGCCTGCGTTCAGCCCTTCCACGGCATCGTCGATGCTGATCAGGAAGCGTGGATCTGTCGGCCAGACGTCGAAGATGTCCGTGTAGACCAATCCGATGTCTGCGCTCCAAGTGATCCGCCAGCGCCCTACCATGTCGGCAACGATTGATGCTTTGCCCGTTGCCTGGTCGAGGCTGGCGGTTCCCGTAGTGCCGTCCGGGCGGGTGACCTCGACTGTGAGCGTGGCGCTTTCCGGCCGGGTCTTCCATTCGGCGGTATACGTCGAGCCGAGGTCAACCGCCGACATCAGGACTCCTTGGTCTTAGCTACTGGAGTTTTGGCCTTTTCCTTGGCCGCGGCGGCCTTAGCGTCGGATTCGGCTTTGGCATCTGCCGCGGCCTTCTCGGCTGCTTCCTTCTCCTTGGCCTGTTCGGCCAGTGCAGCCTTGACCTCTTCGCGGATGGAAGCGAGTGACTTGTTTCCGCCGGTTGCCGTTGCGGTCTCGACGTCTCCGCCGGCAGTTGTGGTCTCAACCTGCTCCGGGTCTTCGGCGATGCCCTGGGCGATCAGCTGAGCGGCTTCAGCCTCAGGTAAGTCGATGGTCTGGCCTGGCTTGGGCCACTTCTTACCGTTGCGCGATCCGGAGATCAGCGCACGCATGCGAACTATTGGTGCCATGATCGTTCCTTTCAAAGATGAAGGAGGTAACACTGGCGGCCACCTATGGGGAAAGCGGCCGCCAGTGATGCCAGGTTGGTTAGGCCGCTGGCAGAAGCAGGTGCTTCACAGCGCCGGACTGGTCCATCAACAGGCCGTCACCTCGCACCAGAGCGCGGAAGGTGATGACGTCCTTGTTGAAGGAGAAGTGCTCCGAGGATTCGAAGCGCACACCGTTGACCAGGCGCACCACGTAGGAGGCCAGATCGCCGAACAGCAGCGGCTTGGCGTTGGCGCCCATCACCGGCATGTATGGATCGGTGCGCACTGGCTTGCCCTCGATGGTGTCGGGGGTGCCGGCAATCACGGAGGCCTGCCAGATGTAGTTGCTGTTGCCGTCCTTCAACTTGCGCAGGTAGCCGGCGGTGGTGTCCTCCATGACCCACGAAGCCGACGGGCGGTTTCGGTACGGGCCGATGACGGAGTAGAACAGGTCGATCACGTCATCAAAGGTTGGAGTCAACGATCCGGCGGTCTTGCCCAGGGTGGAACTGCCGACGACGCCTGCTGGTTCGCTGGTTCCGGTACCGATGATCAGCTTCTCGCCCAGGGCGTTGCCAATGGCCCAGCCCGCGGCGCGAGCCAGGTAGCCCTGCAGGTCCACGCCGGTGTCTTCCAGCAGTTCCTTTGGCACCTCGATCAGGTCGCCGTACTTGTACGAACCGAGAGTCCGCTTGCCGAACACTGGATCAGACTGCGGGATCACGCCGCCCTCGGATACCTGTGCGCCCTGCGGATGGGTCACGGTCACCGGAACGTCGATGTTTTCGCCGCTCGTGGTGGTCCAAGTGGTTGCGCCGCCTGCCAGCATGGTGGCCACCTCGATGGCGTGCTCCATGAGCTGGCCGTAGAAGGTGGTCGGCACGGTCGCGCCGCCAGCGCCCAGGGTGCCGGTGGACAGTGCACGCGTTTCTGCCTCGGTGCCGAATCCCTCGAAGCTGCGCGATTCGCCCTTCAGGAAGGAACGTAGCTGGGTTTCAACGTCGCGCTCTGCGCCACGCTCTTCGTTACCCTTTACGCCAGCCTTTTCCAGTGCGTCGCCAGCAGCACGGGTGCGCTCCTCAGCCTGCACCAGGGAATCAGCCTGCTTGCGCAGGGAGTCCATGTCCGAGCTCATCTTCTCGAACTGTTCGGTCTCCTCGGCGGAGAGGCTACGCTCTTCCTTCTCGGCGCTGTCCAGCAAAGCGCGCATTTGCGCTTCGGTGTTCTTGCGCTGCTCCATGAGCAGCTGTGCCATGGTCTTTGCCATGAATAATCATTCCTTTCAGAAATGACGAAAGCCCAGCAAGATGCCGGGCTTCGGGTGATTTCGGAATGCGGGTGGTTTGCTACCTGCCCACGGGGTTTAGAGCATGTGCTCAGCGAGCTGGGCTCGACGCGACTGCGCATCGAGCTTGGCTCGTAATTCGCCGATGGACGGATGAGTTGCGCCCTGTCCGTCCACCGTCTTCTCCTCGTGCCCGTGGGCGCGGGAAGTCTCTTTCTCATGCAGCAGCGTCGCCAGCTTGTTCTGCTCGGCCGCCTGTCGCGCTTCATCCAGATCCAGTTCAAAACGGTCTGCCAGCGAGCGCAGGCCAGTCGTGGTATCCCGGTACGCAGGATTCACCACCGGGGCCACATCCACCAGCTGAACAGCTTTCAGCGTGCGCAGTGGGAAGTCCTCGGTGGTGTATCCCCAGTCGTCCTCCATCGTCCGGAAAGCGAAGGAACTGAACCGCAGATCGCCACGCTCGGCGAGCGCTTTGACGTCTCGGCCGGTGCTGGTGTCTGGAAGGTCTACTTCGTACCAGAGGCCGGTGCCGTCGGTGCCGAGGCGTAGTGTCTCGGCGAGTGAGGTTCCTAGCAGTGCGTCATCCGAGTGGTTGAAGCGTGCCAGGACTTCGACGCCGTCCGCGATGGTCTTGTTGAATGCGGCCGGGTCTACCTGCTCGACGAAGCCGCCGAGGTTCTGGCTGTAGCGGTTGAACACTGCCGCATAGCCGAACAGCACGCCGATTCCATTGGTAGAGGCTCGCAGTTCGATCTTGGCTGTGTGGAACCGCCGTTCGATGTCTTTGGTTTTCACGAGGTTTCCTCCTTCGGCATGGATGGCGATTTGCCGTAGTTCTTTTGCCATTCCTGTTTTTGCTTGTCGGTCAGGATTGGTCGTTCTTCCAGCTCGCGACCTTCATCGAGGGTGAGCAGCCCGATTTCCAGATTGAGCTTGTTCACTTCGGTGCGGGTCTTGATGTCGGTTCGCACCAGGGCGTCCGGATTGAACTTCATGTAATGGGCCTCCGGGAGCAATCGCGTGATGTGGTGCTCCAGGCGGGTGAAGATCGGTTGCAAGGCCCGGGATTGGAATTTGATCTGGTTCATTTCCAGCGTGGAGTAGGTCAGCGAGTTTCCAGCCTCGCCGCCGATGTCCGACGGGTCTACCCGGTAGATCGCTGCGATCTGATTGGCGGTGGCCTTGATCGTCTCCAAGAATTGCGCTTCGTCGGGTTTGACGCTGACTGCATTCCATTCCCAGTCCTCGCCAGAAACAAATACGTCATTGTTGGCTACGGCCGCTTTGAATCGAGCCTTTGCCTTGGCTGAATCAGAGCCGGTCAGCGATCCCTTGTTGTACTTCAGATGACCTGAAGGGGTGGACCCATTCTTGAACCAGTCGGCGCCATATCGCTCAGCCGAACTTCCTGTTTCGAGCATCTGCCGAAACTGGCCGATGGGCGATAGCCCGACGACGGAACCGGGGACCGGATACCAGGGAATGTGCACTACGGTGCTGGGATCCAGATCCAGGCCTTTGTACTGGTACTTGGGCTGGTTTCCGCTCTCATCGACTGTCACCGCGTCAGGGTGCAACCAGGCGATCTTGGAAGGCACGCCACCGCTGTCCACTGCGACGATCAGCCCGTAGGCGTTACCGCGCAGCAGGAAGCTGGTGGTGAACTGATGCAACCATTCGATGCGGGTCATGGTGGCAGCGGGGTGCGGGTCGAGTATCAGCCCCGACTGCTGCTTCGCCTTGACCTTGGAACTGCCCGAGGATTCATACTCGCTGCACGGCATGATCGCGATCGAGTCGGCAATCAGGCTCGTGGCCGCGTACAACG